AATATTATTACATACATTTTGTGAACATTCACGGCCTTACTAAGTAAGGTCATAAAGTCAACTAAGGGCACAGCATATATTCTGCACGGTGTAGATTTGTGTTGTAAACTATTTGGAAAGAGGAAGAGGAAGAGGAATTATATCATGGCACTAGATCTAGAAGCAATTAAACGCCGCGTTGCGGAGCTCAGTGGAACAAATAAGAAGACATCATCTGTTCAAATGTGGAAGCCTAAGATGGGCGAACATAAGGTTCGATGTCTTCCTTGGCCAAATGCCAATTCTGGCTCGCCATTTGCAGAACGATGGTTTTATTATCTTGGTGACAATCCTGGTATCTTGGCTCCAAATCAATTTGGAAAGCCTGATCCAATTAACGATCTAATTCGAAAGCTTTATAGCTCGGGAAAACCAGATGATCGAGTTCTTGCCAAAAAGTTGCAGCCTAAGATGAGATGCTATGCTCCTGTTGTAGTTCGCGGTCAAGAAGACCAGGGAGTAATGGTATGGGCTTTTGGCAAGATTGTTTATCAGCGCATGCTTGGCTTCTTTCTTGACGAGGAAGTCGGAGACATTCTTTCACCTACAGAAGGCTTTGATCTTAAGGTGACATTGTCTCAATCACCAGGAAAGCAGTTCATGGATACAATGGTGGACCCAGCTCGCCGCCCGTCAAAACTTCATGAAGAGACGACAGTATCACAAAAGTGGCTTGAGACAATTCCAAGTCTTGAAGACATGTATCGTCTAAAGACGACTCAAGAAATTGAGACAGTTCTCAATAACTGGCTTAATGGCGGAGCCACAAATGATGAGCTAAATTCAGGAGGATCAACTCGTGGTCCTGCGCCAACAGATGAGCTTGAGAAGCTTACTTCAGAACTTAAGCCGTCAGCGGCTGCAACGACACCAAAGCCGTCAAAACCAGCAGCAGAAAAATCAGGAAAGAAGCAATCGCTCGATGATGCTTTTGCTGATCTAATGGGCGAAGACTGATATTATTGCATGCACCGGGATCAAAATTTTCAATTGATCCCGGTGCATTTCACGTAGTTGATAAAATCTGAACCTGGTGCAAATTAAAATGGCAAAAAAAGACAAATTAGAGATTGAAGAACAGCAGTCTGCTAAAAAAGAAGATGTTGACGATCTTATGAAAGATCTTATTTCTTCAATTAACAAGGAATTTGGTCAAAGAATTGCTTACAATCTTAGCGAAATGGAAGCGCCAACGGTTGTAAAGCGCTGGATAGACACAGGATCAATTCAGCTTAATTATGCAATTAGAAATGCTTGTGGAGGAGGATATCCTGAAGGTAGAATTATTGAAATCTCAGGTTTGCCTTCAAGTGGAAAATCACATTTAGCATATCATGCAGCATCAGTTGCACAAAAATTAGGTGGCCTTGTAGTCTATATAGACACAGAGAACGCAACGCCTGTCGCTAAGTTAGCTGACATGGGTATTGACGTGCGGCGGCGCTTTGTTTATTGTGACTCACATTGCACAGAAGAAGTTTTTGCGATTATTGAATCAACAATTCTTAAAGCAAAACAAATTCTTGGCAAGAACATACCAGTTCTTGTCGTCTGGGACTCTGTTGCTGCAACCTCTCCAAAGGCCGAACTTGACGGAGAATACGATCAAAATACAATTGGTTTGCAAGCACGAGTCATCGGCAAAGGAATGAGAAAGATTACTGGTGTTATTGGACAGAACAACGTTACGCTTCTTTGTCTTAATCAGGTTCGAGATGCAGTCGGAGTTCTTCACGGAGATCCACTTGTAACACCGGGTGGAAAATCAATTCCATTCCATTCCTCTGTAAGAATTCGTCTTGGCAGCGGTAATCAAGTTAAAGACAAAGCCGGCAACGTCATTGGAATTCATACAACAGTAACTCTAAAGAAGAATAAGGTGGCACCACCTTTTAGAAAGTGTGAATTTGATATTATTTTCGGCAAAGGCATTGTAGAAGACGAATACCTCTTTGATGAATGTAGATCGTTCTGCGATGGAAAGCATATCTCTTTTGATCTTGCAGAAGGAAAAAATATTAGAAAAATTAATGCCAAGATTGTCGGAACTGGTGCATGGAAAGAGCTTGTAGTAAATGATGCAGTAACAGGCGAAATAATCGCGGAAAAGAAGTTCTATAAGTCAGAGTTTGGAGCAATTCGCAAAGATCCACAATATGCTCCTTATATTGATCAAATTATCGATGCTGCTCTGACCATTAAACCTGGCTCTACATCAAGTTCAGAAGGAGAGGAAGAAGAATCTCCTGATGAGTGAAGAAAAGATTTGCATCAATTATATTGGCAAGAATCCAATTCAATATCAAACTCCTGGTTCTGCCGGCGGTGATCTTATATCCGATGAAGATGTAATTCTACTTCCAGGACATCGTAAGATAATTTCAACAGGAATTCAACTAGAAATTCCCGACGGTTATGTGGGCATGATATGCCCACGATCAGGGCTTGCACTTAATCATGGCATTACAGTTCTCAACGCACCAGGGATTTTAGATTTCGACTACAGAGGAATAGTCAAGGTCATACTTATAAATCTTGGTGATTGTGAATATTTTGTAAAAAAAGGTGACAGGATTGCTCAAATTATTTTTACTCAATTCTCTCAGTGTCACATGAATGAAGTGCAAGGCATGTCAGATACTTCTCGTGGATCAGGCGGTTTTGGAAGCACAGGGTCCTAATGAATGAAATATTCTATTTAGGCGCTGGAAGTTTTGGAATATTCATGATAGGATTTGGTACCGGCTATTTTGCAGGAAGACTTAATACTATTCTTACCATCTTTAAAGATAAAGAGACACAGTCTTTTGTTGCAGCAGTAGCAAAAGATCAAAAAGAGCAAGTTCTGGCTGCGAAAAAGAAAGTAGAAATTGACGACAGAAAGTTTGTAACCGACTTATCTACTGATGACATGAAGAACGTAGAAGAGCAAAACCTCGGTATCGTTGTAAAAACAAATGACAACATTGCTGATGCCACATCAAAGTTGGCACAACTTAAAAAGAAGAAAGAATAATATGTCAAAAGGTTTAGACGTAGGCACATCATATATTGTGCTATCAAGCGAAGATGAATCTGGAAAAGTTGAATACAAAGACTTTAGAGATGCATTTTATGTCATTAAGCCTTCAACTCCAATTGCTTCAAAGATGATTGAAAAGGGTCTTGCAGGAAAAACATTTGTGCGAGATGCAGATGGAGCTTTTATTATTCTTGGAAAAGATGCAATTGAAAAGGCAGTTGAAAGAAATGATTCTGCAAAGCGGCCTATGTTCAAAGGTGTTGTCTCTTCAAAAGAAAAAGATGCTCGCAGAATTTTAACTTATATCCTTAAAGAAGTCGCAGGAAAGGCTTCAAAAAAGGGAGAAAAGATTGTATTTTGTATTCCTGCTCAGCCTGTTGATCAAGAAGATGATGATTTTGATGTAGGATATCACGAAGACGTTGTAAAGAAAGTACTTGAGGAGTCAGGATATGAACCAAGAGCAATTAATGAAGCTGAAGCTTTATGCTATTCTGAACTTTCTGACGACGATTATACCGGAGTGGCTCTTTCTTGGGGCGCTGGTATGGTCAATGTCTGTGTCATGCTAAGCGGCGACCCAGTTCTCACTTTCTCTACTACAAAATCAGGAGACTGGGTTGATCGTATGGCAGCTGTTGCAACAGGTGAATCTGACTCTCTCGTTCAGGCTGAAAAAGAAGGAGGAGATTTTGTTATAGGACAACCCAATGATAATCAAATTCTTGCAGCTGTTGCAACTTATTATGACAGACTTATTGACTATACGACGAAGCAGCTCACTGCATGCTTAGATGGCCACAAGTCATTGCCAAATTTCAAGAATCCTCTTCCAGTTGTAGTTGCAGGTGGAACAACTCAAGCGAAGGGTTTTGTGAGTCTTTTTGAGAAGAAGCTAAAGGCAAATGGTTTTCCGCTTCCTGTCAAAGAAGTTCGACATGCTTCAGACCCTCTTCATGCAGTTGCTCGAGGCTGCCTTATTGCCTCTCAGATTCTATAAATGGATTCAATTATAAATTGGAAACCCACTGAAGACATTGATTCACTAATAAAAGCAATTCTTGAATGCAAGAAAGAGCTTACAAAATCATGTTTTTCAAAGTATGGATCTGCAAAAATTATCGACTTTAATGTTTTTGCTTCTTCTAAAGTTTGTGATTTTTTAATGATGTCAGAACTTAGTAAGCCACCTTCAAAAGAAGATGGAGTCGTCAATACTGAATGGCAGAAATATGTTTCAAATTTTGAACTATTCAAGCTTCACAAATATAAACATGTTGATAATGAAACAATTAGAGTTATTACTTCATTTGATGTAGATGAAGGTGCATACAAGATTTGGTACGGAGATGTTATATTTGTAGAAGAAGTAGAAAAAGACATTGTTTCCGCCGAAGCTTCTGTTGAACAATAAATAATATGTCAGAAAACGGTCCTATTTTTATAATTGATGGTGCAAATCTTTATATTAGAAGCTTTGTAGCATATCCAACTATGTCTTCTCATGGATATCAAATGGGTGGATGTATTGGTTTTTTAAAGACTCTTCAAAGATTATGTCGTGAATTTCAGCCTTCCCAGGTGTATATTGCTTGGGAAGGCGGCGGATCTCAGCGCAGGAGAAAAATATATCCTGAATATAAGCTTGGGAGAAAACCTGAAAAACTTAATAGATTTTATGGTGATGACATTCCTGACTCTGATGACAACAAGAAGCATCAGATGATCACATTACTCAGTATGCTACGGCATATACCTGTATGTCAAATTTATGTTTCTGACTGCGAAGGAGATGACGTTGTTGCCCATTTATGCACAGGACATTTTCGAAAAAAAGATAAAATTATTATATCGTCTGACAAAGACATGTATCAGCTGCTAGATGAATCAACAAAGATCTATTCTCTTCATAGAAAATGCCTTGTAACGTCTGAAACAATATTTGAAGAATTCAGGGTAAAACCTCATAACTTTGCTCTTGTCAAGTCATTGTGCGGAGATGTATCTGACAATATTCCTGGAATTGAAGGTGTAGGATTTAAAACAGCCGCCAAAAAATTCCCGTTTCTTGCAAGTGATTCAACAATTCTCTTGCAAGAAGTTCTTGATTATGCTGCAAGCCATGCTTCAGAAAGTGCAATTTATAAAAGGATATTTTTGTCAAGCGAAGAAGTTAAAAGAAATTGGAAATTGGTTCATTTAAATGGTGGAATGTTATCAGGAGATCAAGTAATGAAGGTTGAAAATGTGATCAATACATTTGTTCCTAAGTTTGATAAGATGAGTCTCATCAGACAGCTTGTCAAAGAAGGCATTAATGACTTTAATGTTGAAGGTCTTTTTTATGATCTTTCTAGCCTAAACATAAGCATGCCTAGCTTGGAGAATCAACAATAACATGTTAGAAAATGATCGTTCAAATTCATCAGGCGTTTCATTTGGTCAATTTGGTAAAACATTTCAAGAAAGATTTGTTCAGGCAATTCTTACTGACTCAAAATTTGCTGAACAAACAATGGAAGTATTCATTCCAGAATACTTGGAGCTTAATTATCTTAAGTTCTTAACTGACAGATATTTTGCTTATAGTCAAAAATATAAAGTTTTTCCAACATTGCAGTTGCTTGTCTCCATTATAAGAGATGATCTAAAAACTGGCACAGACATTATTTTGCGAGATCAAATTATTGACTACCTAACACGAATTAGGAGTGAGGCTGGTTCAACAGACTTGCCTTATGTCAAAGAGAAAAGCCTTGAATTCTCTAGAAAACAAGCGCTCAAGAAGGCTCTTGAATCTGCTGTTGACCAGATGCAGGCTAACAAGTATGAATCAATTGTTGAAACAATTAAAAAGGCTGTTCAGGTTGGAACTGTTTCTTCGGTAGGTCACGACTTTTTCAATGAAATGGATGCTCGTTTTACACGACTAAAAAGGGCAACAATACCGACACGTCTTCCCGAGCTTGACAAGAAAGAAATTCTCAACGGAGGCAGCGGAAAAGGAGAGCTGCTGTGTGTTGTTGGATCGAGTGGTAGCGGCAAAAGCCATTTTCTTGTTATGCTTGGAGCAAATGCTCTGCGCGAAGGAAAGAATGTTCTTCATTATACATTTGAACTATCAGAGGTAGCGGTTGGAACAAGATACGATTCAAATCTATGTGACATTGATTCAAATGAAGTAATGGAAAGAAAAGAAGATATTATCAAGTCATATGAAAACATGAGACTTGGAAAGCTTTTCATTAAAGAATATCCTACTAACACAGCAACAATTCATACGCTTCGATCTCATATGGAGAGATTATCGCTTAAAGGTTTTGTACCTGACATTGTTATTATTGATTACGCAGACATCATGAGATCATCTCGTCAATATGACTCTCTTCGACATGAATTGAAGCTTGTCTATGAAGAGCTTCGAGGTATGGCCATGGAGCTTCAAATTCCAATTTGGACTGCTTCACAGTCAAATAAAGAAGGCGCCAATGCTGAAATTATTGACATGACTAATATGTCAGAAGCATACGGAAAAGCGATGATCTGTGATGTTATCGTATCTGTTTCAAGGCGTCCACATGAAAAATCAACTGGCTGGGGAAGACTATATGTTGCAAAGAATAGAGCTGGAAGAGATGGTCTTGTTTATCCAATCAAGATGGATACAGCTCGAAGCAAATTTGAAATCACCGGAAATGCTGATTCACCAGAGAATACTACGGTTTCTGATGAAGAAACTCAGAAAAAAGCACTTCGTGAAAAATGGAAAGAGTTGAAAAAAGATTTTCCTTCTCCTAAAAATTCCGAAATTGAAGTAACCGCTTCTCACACGAGCATGGTATAGTATTACAGTTCAAAACAGGGTTAATATGACGGTATACACAAGACAAGAAGCATATGCAGCATCATTAAAATACTTTCAAGGAGATGAATTGGCGGCAGGGGTATTTATTGACAAATATGCCCTTAAAGACCTAACAGGAAATATCTTAGAGAAGACTCCGACAGACATGCATCTGCGTCTTGCATCGGAGTTTGCTCGAGTTGAGGCAAATTATCCAAATCCAATGTCAGAAAAAGAGATCTTCTGTCTCCTTGCCGATGTTGAGCATATTGACATCTCAAAGCGAGCTGTGATGACACTTGCTGAATTGGCGGCAGAGTCCAAAGGATTCGGTCCTGTCGTTCCTCAAGGTTCACCGATGTCTGCAATTGGTAATGACTATAAGATGCAATCTCTTTCAAATTGCTTCGTAATTTCTTCTCCCGAAGATTCATATGGTGGCATCTTATTCACCGATCAAGAACAAGCTCAAATAATGAAACGCCGCGGAGGGGTAGGATTTGATATTTCTTCTATTCGTCCAAAAGGATTGCACACGGCAAATGCCGCCGGCACAACTGATGGCATCGGCGTTTTCATGGAACGCTTCTCAAATACTTGCCGCGAGGTGGCGCAGGGTGGAAGAAGAGGAGCGTTAATGATTTCTATTTCCATTAAATATCCCGAAATTGAGACATTTATCAATATCAAACGTGATCTCAAGAAAGTCACCGGTGCCAATATCTCAATTCGTCTTACCGATGAATTCATGAATGCTGTTAAGACTAATTCTGACTTCACTCTGCAATGGCCTGTTGATGTTCCAGTTGAAGAGGCCAAAGTAACAAAAGTGGTGAAGGCTCAGGATATTTGGAATCAAATTATCGATGCAGCCTGGACATCGGCTGAACCTGGTCTTCTATTCTGGGATACTGTAAAAAGAAGAACTCCTACTGAGGCATATGCATCTGTCGGTTACGGAAGTGTCTCAACAAATCCGTGCGCAGAATTAGTGTTATCCCCGTATGATAGTTGCAGATTACTTCTTATCAATCTTTATAAGTTCGTAAAGAATCCTTTTTCTTCTGCTGCAGCTTTTGATAATGAGAAATTTAAATCTGTGTCTCAAAAGGCACAGCGCCTAATGGATGATCTTGTTGATCTTGAAATTGAAGCTGTCAATAAGATACTTTCAAAAATTGAAAATGATCCTGAATCAGTCAGTGTCAAGCGTGCTGAGGTTGAACTGTGGCAAAAAATTAAAACTGCAACATCAGGCGGTCGGCGCACTGGTCTTGGAATTACTGCCCTTGGTGATGCGCTGGCTGCCATGAATTTCGTCTATGGTTCTGACCATTCAATCACAATGACTGAGTCGATATACAAGGCATTGTGCATCGGTGCGTATCGATCGACAGTTCAAATGGCAAAAGAACGCGGAACATTTCCAGCTTATTCATATGAGCTAGAAGCACAACATCCATTCATCAAACAGGTCATGGATTCCGATGAAGATCTTGCTTCTGACCATAAAAAATACG